GTCGATTCGTTTATGATCCCCGAGTCTAACAATGGTTTGATAGCATCTAACATTGGGTATCTCCTATAGTTTCAAATCTTTGATGAGGCGCACCACAGCCTCTTGCAAATACTTCTGTACTCTTTGATCGGTGCTGGCATCACGTGCCATTTCAAATACCTGTGCTCCGCCTTTCATATTCATTAAGCCTTCATAGATGGCTTTGGGATATGCATTCGGTGCACTGGGTTGGGCTACAATGTCCACAGTAATGATTTCAAAATCACTAACGTGTCCGCTTGTTTCGTTTACCTGACCTGATCCGCGGCTGCTCACACCCAGCTTAACGCCAGATGTCAACATACTCTCAACGAGCTTACCCATGGGGGTTGGTAAAACTTTTAACTTTCCGTATCCTGTAGGACCGTCCATCCACATTTTTGTAATCATGTGGCTGACACGATCTAGGTTAATCTTTAAGTCATCAGGATGGTCAACTTCACCAAGAACTGAGTAACCGGTTTTTAATTGTTCGTTAACTGTGGAAACGGCTCGCTCAATTTCGTGGACAGGGTATACACGCTGGTTGGCATTCTTTACGCCGCCCTGAATGAATACCCCTTCCATATAGAGATCCTTTCCCTTGCCATCAGCAGAGTCTTCCGACAACACTTTAATACCAGCGTTGTCGAAAGTAAGATGCTCTTTTAGTAACAAAGCCATTTTGTTTCCTAATCTATTAACGTGCTTTTAAGATACTGTCTTTTGCAACTGGAACCGAACCGTCGGTTGTGCTGCCTTCAGCTGGCTTGGCTTTGGCTTTTGTACCGTAAAAGTCTTGTGCGCCTTTGTTGCCGCCCACTTTGTTAACATTGCGCTTGGCAACATCAATTTCTTGTGCTGGCTTAACAAAACCACCAGTTTTACCGTTAGGCTTTTGACCGTCTGGGTTCTGCTCTGCTCCGCCATTGGCGATGTTAGCTGCTGTGCCGCCCATGTCGTTCTTCATGTTGTCAGTAATGCTGGCTTTGTTAACTGCAACACTACCACCTGCACCAACTTCTGAACCTTCAGCTGCGTCACCTTTGTACATGTCTTTAACTTTTTCGACATATTCTTTCATGATCTCAGCTTGACTACGGCTTTCCATTTTGCCCGAACCTGAACCCTTCTTGGCGAATGGATTACCACTGCCGCTCTTGCCCGATCCTGACTTGCCTGAACCACTAGCGCCGCTGCCTGACTTACCGCTGCCAGCAGCTTCTTCAACTACTTCTTCTTCAGCTTCCATGGCCATTTCTTCGTCGCCACCAAATGCTGGCTCTTCTGCGCCCATTTCTGGACCCATGTCGTCACCAGCTTCTTCATCGCTGCCACCCAATAGCTTGTCAAACTCAGCTTTTAGGGCGTCTAATTCTTGCTCAAGGTCCATGACCTTGGATTCTAATTCTTCTTCACCACCAACGTCTGCATGATGATCATCTTCGTCGCCCATGTCGTCAGCATCCATCTCGTCGTCACCGCCAAGTTCCAGCTCTGCGCCTTCCTCGTCGTCTTCGCCGATACCTTGCTCGTCTTGCTCAACTTCTGATGTAACGTCCTGAACGAATTGGTCAGCTGGATTGCCGCCCATTTCTTCGTCCATTAGGCTTTCATAAATGTCACGGCTCTTGTCCACGACGATCTGGTGAAATAATTCACGTGCTGCTTGTTCGTTGTCATTGATAATGTGTTCAATGAGTTGTTCGTATTTGTTCATAAGGAACTCCTGTTAAATGGCTTTGTAATGTATTTACAAAACTGCGTAGATTATTACGTTAAATGCGTGTTTTTTGAAGGTTTTTGGAAGGATATACTGATTTAAATGCTTAAACCGCCAGCACCACCAGCCTCGGGTGCTGATTTGTATTGTCCTTGTATCTTTTCGATATTTTTTTCGTGTTCGAATTTGCGGACGTCTGACGCCATTCTTAAACGATTTAGGTGTGCTAGAGTAAGTCTAGTTTTACGTAGGTCACTCAATTTCATTGTGGACTGATCATCCTCTTCAGACTGATAACCAGGCAAAGCGGGATGGGGCGTTTCAAATAGGTTATTAATAAACATAGTCTTATTTAACCATTTACACTGAATTATGCTACACCTGGTGGACTTGCGGCTGGAGTACCGGCACCGCCAGCAGTGGCGCCAGCTTCAGGACCGATCGCGCCTGGCTCAGTGCCAGCACCACCAGCTAATTCAAGACCAGAGTCAACAGTCTCTAAATCACTGGCTAATCCCCCGGGAGTAATACCCACGTTACGTAGGTTGGCTTGTCCTGGGCCGGTTTCTTCAGTCTGTCCTTGTTCTTCACGCCATTGCATTTCGTTTTCTGTCATCTCCTGCTCACTCAGACCCAGATAACGTTTCATTAGGAAACGCTTACTGAAGTAAGGCATGGGCTCCAACTGAGCAAAGGTTGCAATTTTAGCTGAGTCAATGTCAGCTTGACGATATTGCGCAAAGTTTTGTGGCTCGTTAAATGTTAGATCGAAAATCTGACCATCAATACTGATACCGCGCCAACGCAGGAACATCTTGAATTCCTGGTCTAGTTTGTCTACAATCATGGCTTGTAGACGCTTACAATACTGATTAAAACGCCATTCCTGTATCAGTGCTGTACCCACACGACCGTCGCTGATACTTTGTGTGCCGTCATCTACACCAGTGGGTAGATAACTACTGGGGATACGCAATCCACGGAATAGCTTGTTGGTAAAGAATCGCAAGTCTGTGATCTCACCTAGGTTTTGTCCACCAGCTAGTGTTTCTACACTGCTGCCACGACCATCAGCAGTCTGTGGAAAGAAATAATCTTCGTTTGTTGACAGTGGGTTGTATGTGGCATCCATCATATTGTTGCCACCACCAGTCTGCGTGGGAATACGTCGCTGACTAATCTCAGTCTTGATACGTTCCACAAAGCTCATGGCCATATGTGGCGGCATGTTACCTACGTCAATCTTGAAGATTCTACGCTCAGGAGCACGTTGTATACGATAGATAATGATAGCGTCTTCTAACAGTTCTTTTTGTTTAAAAACTTTAAAAATGTTTTCTAATACACTATTACCAAAAGGCCAGAACACATCTAATCCCTCAGTTAAACTGATGTGAACCACGTGTTCTGCATTAATCACTGCTTCGTTCTGTGCATGACTAAAACGATTGCCACCACTGTATGGAGTGCGTGGTTGCACATAGGCACCACTAGGGCCGCCTACCTGTGGATGATTGACAAACGTGTCGCTCGTACTGACCGCAGTCACAGTTAAATTTTGGAAGTTGGGGTTCAGGTCTTTAATAACGTATTGCTCAGGCTCTTTACCCTCGCTTTCGTTAACAATAACTTTGGTAACTTTGCTCATCTCAGTCCACATTAACTTGAATGTTTCTGGATCACGGATGAACACCTGATCGCCATACTTTAATGTATTGCGAACAATCTTAAAAATACGTTTGTTGAATTGGTTTAAGTTAACCCATTGTTGTAGCTGCTCTTTGATGATCTTGACTTCGTTATCAGTGGGCTTTTCGTGATAATGAATATCAAAGGCTGTAAGGTTTTCGTCGTTCTTTTGGCTACAGAATTCAGCCAAGATGTCCAGCGCGGCATTAACTTCAGAATCCATGTCCATCTGTTCGTATTGATTATAACGTTCAACACGATTGGGGTGTCCAATATAAATTTCTGGCAGGGTACTGGCATAGTTACGATAACCAGCATCGGTGGGAGTCATACCATTGCCCAGTGGACTGGCGGTTGACTGTGTTATGTTACTGGTCTTAAAATATTTTTTCCAACTCATGGATTTTTCTCTATTGTCGTGTATTTACCCGATCTTATGCGTAGGCGTCATATAATCTACGCAGGGCCTGTGTCTGATCTTCCATTTCTCGTTTGGCTTCACGCTGTGCTTCCACGAACTGTGTCATTAACATTATCATTTGATCTTGGTTACCGGTATCAATATCACCCGAGTTTCTCAGCATGGATTGCATGGCGTCACGCAGGTCTTTACTTACATTGGTTATAACCACATTATTGTCTTTGAGTAACTGAGTTAGTTCAACATTTAAACTGACAGGAATGGTTTTACCATCAGGTAGAGGAACAAATGCTTCATGTAGTCCAGCTTCTGCGGCCAACACTAGCTGTCCACCGCGACGCGGTTTAAGTACCCCACCAGTAGCCTGTGGTATAGCTTCCTCTGGTACTGATTCTTCTGGTCTGTTAGTTGCTGCATTTCTATTGCGTATGACTGCTCTTCTAGCATTGCGAGCTGCATTGGCTGCTTCTACATCCATACGTGCTTGTTGTGCTGCCACTGCTTCCGCCGTTACTGATTCAGGAGTAGCACCAGTGGCCTGGGCTACCGCGGCACGGGCGGTATCCTCAGTTGCTCTGGCGGCTGGGCCTGGGCCACGTCCTGGACCCTCGTCTAGTAAGCCCAATTGCACTAGCTTTTTCCTAAAACCCTCTAATATATCAGGAACATCATCAGCAAATCTCCGGATAGCGCCGGTCAGCATGTTATCTATAGCGACAGATAGTTCATTGAGTTTAACTACACCAGCTGTCACTGATTTTGTAAATGCATCCTGAGTGTCTTTAGCCTTTTTTGCTTCATCCATGGGGGTTTCCAGTACTTTGGTAAAATCACGCATACCCAAAGTTAAGGACTGTTGAATTAGTGTGATAGCGCCAGTCATCTGTCCAGTCAACTGATTTACCAAACCAACTGTGTCAGCAGCCAGCTGACCTTCTTGCAATAAAGCTGATTGATTTTGTTGTACCCCAGTCTGAAACTGGTCTGTAATTTGCCCTAAGGATACATTGTTATCTATTACCCCAGACAAACTATCCCTTATCAACCGTGCTTGAGTAGGTAGTTGAGCGAATCCTATCGCTGCTTCCCCCTGCACTTCTCCAAATAATAATAAATCTTGTATGGCTTTTTCGTTACCTTTTCCATACAAACGAACCATTTCTTCAAATTTGGCGGTGGCTTGTGGTCCCATCTGTGACAACTTGCTACGCACGGCTGCGGCATTAGCTGCTTCTTTGGCCCGTGCTGCTGCTGTTTTTGCATCTT